GATGGCGTAATATATAAGACACAAGATATTTTAGATTTATTTAACGATGACGATTTTAGTAATACAGATAACCCCCACGCCATACTCCCACAGAGAATAGAAAACTTTACACAGCATAAGAGAGATACAATAAAAAAGAATCTAATCTGTTGTCCTAAAGAGAGTCATGTTGTTTGCATGAATTACAATACCACACATCCAAATGCAGATTTTGATTATTATCCTCTAGAGGAATTAAATCAGAATTACATTTTAGGCCGCGTAATGGATTTGAGTACAATTAACTTCGATAACATAAAAGGAACACACGAATATAGACCTTTTGTAATGCGTAGAAGATTCTTATGACAGACAAGTATATAATCCTAAAAGACACCAGAGAGAAGAATGGCTGGGATTTTAATGCTTTTGACAAATGCAGAGCAGTTGTTAATTGGGGACTAAAGACTGGAGACTATGTAGCTAGAGGTTTAGAAAAACATTTAGTAATAGAGAGAAAAGCTTCTACTGGTGAAATAGCCACAAACTTGGGCAAAAAAAGAAAAGCTTTTGATGCTGAAATAGAACGCATGTCTCAGTTCAGATGGAAATATATAATATGTGAGTTTTCAATTGATGACTTAATGAACTTCCCAGAAAACTCTGGCATACCAAAAAAACAATTACAATATGTTCGCATGAATGGAAAATTCATGTGGAGAAAACTATGCGAATACCAAGAGAACTTTGGTGTTCAAGTTGTTTTTTGCGATGATAAAATTTCAGCGCAAGAAAGAGTTCTTATGATATTCGACGAAGTATCGGAGATATTACTACGTGAGCAGTCAAGCTGATAAAATAAAAGCAATTAATGATGCTTGGCTCAATATACATGTAGATGAGTCAAAAATCATAAACCCATTCAGTCTCCAAACTGAAGAAGAGTTTACAACAAAGTTGACTTGGTTAATGACTAACCCTGAATACTTTTCTTTTATATGTAAAGAGGTTTTGAATATCGACGTACTTCCTACACAAGCCCTCATGCTTAAAGAGATGTGGAATAGGAAGTTTCCGATGTTAATTGCTAGTCGTGGTTTCGGTAAGTCCTTTATTCTTTCTGTCTATGCAATACTTAGGGCGTTATTGATACCCGGAAGAAAGATAGTCATCGTTGGTGCTGCTTTTCGTCAGTCAAAGGTTTTGTTTGAGTACATGGATACTATCTGGCGAAACTCTCCTTTATTGAGAGATATAGTTGGTGGGAATGGAGGCCCAAGAAGAGACGTTGATATGTGCAGGTTAAAGATTGGAGACAGTCAAGTCACATGCCTGCCTCTTGGTGATGGTAGTAAAATTCGTGGTCAACGTGCTAATGATATTATTGCAGACGAATTTGCATCTATTCCTCGTCAAATATTTGAAAACGTTGTCGCTGGTTTTGCTGCGGTTAGCGCATCTCCTGTAGAAAACGTAAGAAGAATAGCAGCAAAGAAGAAAGCGATAGAGCTTGGAGAACTTTCAGAAGACGAAGAAGACTTTCACGAAGAAGGTGCAAACCAAATCGTCTTATCTGGTACGGCTTATTATGACTTCAATCATTTTGCTGAATATTGGAAGAAGTGGAAGAGTTTTATAACAAGCCAAGGAGATCCTAAAAAGTTAGGAGAGCTGTTTGGTGAAGATGGTGTGCCTGCGGGTTTTGATTGGCGACAGTATTCGATTATCCGAGTTCCGTTTGAACTTTTGCCTGATGGCTTTATGGATGCTGCTCAGGTTGCTCGCTCAAAGGCCACAGTTCACTCAGGAATCTATCAAATGGAGTTTGGGGCATGTTTCTCCACAGATAGCAATGGGTTCTTTAAACGCTCTCTCATTGAGTCTTGTGTAGCATCCCCGCAAAATCCAATTAGCCTACCAAGTGGCGATATAGATTTTCAAGGCGTAATACGAGGAAATCCAAATGCTAGATATGTATACGGCATTGACCCTGCTTCTGAAGTTGACAACTTTTCTATAGTTATCATGGAAGTTCATGAAGATCATAGTCGTATAGTTTATTCTTGGACTACCAACAGAAGTAGACATAAAGAACAAGTAAAAGCAGGAGTAGCTGACGAAACTGACTTTTACTCTTATTGCGCTAGAAAGATTAGGGATTTAATGAAAGTGTTTCCTTGTGCAGAAATTGCTTTAGATGCTCAAGGTGGTGGTATTGCAATTATGGAAGCATTGCATGACTCAGATAAGATCAGAGAGGGCGAAGTTGCTATTTGGCCCACTATTGATGATAAAAAAGAAAAAGACACCGATGGTGAACCCGGATTACACATCGTGGAACTTATTCAATTTGCCAAAGCCGATTGGGTTGCAGAGGCAAATCATGGATTGAGGAAAGACTTTGAGGATAAAGCTGTGCTGTTTCCTTACTTTGATTCAGCTACGCTTGGACTTGCTATATCTGATGATAAATTAAAAAATCGTCTTTATGACACGCTAGAGGATTGCATAATGGAAATAGAAGAACTCAAGGATGAGCTATCTATGATAATCATGTCGCAAACACCTTCTGGTAGGGACAAATGGGATACACCTGAAGTTAAACTTCCGGGCGGTAGAAAAGATAGACTTAGAAAAGACCGTTACTCTTCTTTGATAATGGCAAATATGTCGGCTAGAAAGATTCTTAGAACACCTCCGCCACCTGTATATGACACTATTGGTGGTTTTGCTGGAGGCTTAAAGGGCGATATGAAGGGGCCAGAATATGTCGGTCCTGCATGGTTCACAGAAGGAATGAAAGATGTTTACTAAGTTTGGTGTATAATCAATTAGATTAATTCGCCAATCAATACAATTGTATTTCAATAGGTAAACACATGTCTGATGATAACCCTTTGCAAAACCAAGAAAAAACACAAGCCTTTGTTACTTGGTCCGATGATTCTGGTAAAAGACAAGCTCTTTCTGATACTTCCGATAATATTGATTCTTATGATGGTATACAAAAAGCCATAGGTTATAACAGACGGTCTTTTCTTGATATTGAACCAAACCGTTCTGTAAGAACTGGATTCAATAGAGAAGACTACAATAGATTCCGTTCTTCTGAGTCTGTACCAAAAAGACAAAAAGAAGCTATCCGCATGTGTATGCAGGCTTACGATAAGGTCGGCATTATTCGTAATGTTATTGATCTTATGGCGGATTTTGCTGGTCAAGGCATAACCATCGTTCACCCAAACAAAAGAATAGAAAAATTCTTCAGGGCTTGGTTTAAGAAAGTTGGCGGTATTGAAAGATCAGAAAGATTTCTTAATACACTTTATAGATGCGGAAATGTAGTAGTAAAAAGAAGAACCGCAAAAATAAACAAAAGAGCAGAAAAAGATCTTAGAACTTCTGCTGCTCCAGACATGGAAATATTAGTCAATAACGTAAACAAGAGAGAAATCCCTTGGAAGTTTGACTTTCTGAATCCGTTATCTGTTGAAGTCATTGGTGATGAATTAGCTGCATTCGTAGGAAAACCTCAGTATGCTTTAAAGGTTTCTAAATTAGTTAGAGGTTTGGCTAAGAAGGGATTGAATTCAGATTCTCCCTACCATAGAAACCTAAACGCTATGCTTCCTCCAGATATTATTCAGTCAATTAAGAACGGCGAAAATATCATACCTTTAGATAATGAAAAGGTTTCTGTCTATTACTACAAGAAAGATGATTGGTTAGTTTGGGCTAATCCAATGATCTACGCCATTCTTGATGACATCATAATGCTAGAAAAAATGAAGCTGGCTGATATATCTGCATTAGATGGAGCCATTTCAAACATTCGGCTTTGGAGTCTTGGTGATCTAGATAATAAAATTCTTCCTACAAAAGCTGCAATTAATAAGCTGAGAAACATTTTAGCTAGTAATGTTGGTGGTGGAACTATGGATCTAGTTTGGGGTCCAGAACTTAAGTTTACTGAATCTAGCACCCAAGTATTTAGATTTTTGGGAAAAGAAAAATATGAACCCGTACTTACGAATATATATGCCGGACTTGGCGTGCCTCCTACACTTACCGGAATGGCTAACGGCAGTGGCGGATTTACTAATAACTTTATTAGTCTAAAAACTCTTGTTGAAAGATTAGAGTATGGTCGTCAAGTATTAGTTGATTGGTGGAATCAGGAGTTAGAAATTGTCCAGAAAGCTATGGGCTTTAGGCTTCCTGCTAGAATCCACTTCGACCAGATGGTTTTATCCGACGAAGCTTCTGAGAAAAACTTACTTATTCAACTCGCGGATAGAAACATTATCAGTGCCGAAACTGTTGTTGAAAGATTTGGGGAGATACCTGAGATCGAAAAAATTAGAATCCGCAGAGAGGAAAGAGATAGAAAATCTGAATCTATGCCACAGAAGGCTGGTCCTTATCATAATCCACAACATAAAAATGATTTGGAAAAGATCGCTTTGCAGAAAGGCGAAATTGAAGCGGAAGATGTTGGGGTGATTCCTTCTTCTGATACTGGTGGACATCCTTTTACTTCCCCAGAAGATCGCAGAGATAAAAGTGTGATCGAACAACAAAAAGAAGAGAAGGAAGATAAGCGAATTGAAAAAGAAGTTAAAAAACAGGAACAGAAACTAGAAAAACAAAAAGATTATGATCCTACTGGTCGTCCAGAAGACGGAAGACCTAAGAACTCTAAAGACCAAAGCCCAAGGAAACAGAGAGAAGCAAAGCCTAAAAGCTTTAGCTCATCTGACTTCTTAAACATTACACTTTGGGCTTCTGAAGCACAGGCTGAGATTTCTAATATTATTAATCCAGCCATCTTATCTCATCACGACAAAAAGAGTTTAAGATCTCTAACTAAGTCGGAAGCGACTAATCTTGAGAACTTAAAACTTTCTATTCTATGTCACTTGAATCCTTTTGATGAAGTAACTCCTGATGCTTTAAATCAATTACTTAAACAACCATTAAATTTGGATTCGACTATTGCCTCATCACTTAATAAACTAAAAGAAGATTTCTTTGAGAGAAAAGATAGGCAACCCAACATGGATGAGCTTCGTCAGATGCATGTTTCATGTTATGCTTTAAGTAAAACAGGGTAACTTTTCAAAGAATATTTTCTCTTTATGGTGTATATTCTTTTGAGGTGATACATGAAAATATACGCAAGTGAAAAAGAAGCTGGTTTAGAAGAAGCTATAAAAGCTAATGCTAGTGTAGCCTACTCTTCACCCGTTGCTTTTTATATACCAAATAAAGAGCAAAAAGAAAGCATCAAAAACTTAGTTGTTGCTGATGAAAAAGCTACGTCTGAAAATAAAGAACAATTTGATCTTTATTATCTTAGTTCAATTCTTGTATCTACGGGTTGGAATAAAAATGACGATGTCTTTGATTTGCAAGAAGCTTGGAGAGCAAAAGACTCACCTGTAGATAAACAATTTAATTTCATGCATAATGAAGCCGACATCATTGGTCATATAACTGGAAGTGTTGTACTTGACCAAGTAGGTAATGAAATAGAAGATATTAATAATGTCGAAAAGTTTGACATTGCTACTAGTGCCGTTCTTTACAATAGCTGGACAACTCCAGAACTAAAAGAAAGAATGGAAAAGCTAATCGCAGAAATTGAAGAAGACAAGTGGTTTGTCTCCATGGAATGTCTTTTCAATGAATTTGATTATGCTGTTGTTACTCCTGAAGGAGATAACAAAGTGGTAGCAAGAGATGAGGCTTCTGCATTTTTAACAAAACACTTAAGGGCATACGGAGGTGATGGACAGTACGAAGGATATAAGATAGGAAGACTTTTAAGGAATATTGCGTTTTCTGGCAAAGGTCTTGTTAGCAATCCCGCAAATCCGCGCAGCGTGATTCTGAATGATGTAAATCCTTTTGCTAATGCGCAAGCAGAAGAAATAACTAACTCTAATATTAATATGGAGAATGAAGATATGTCTGATGTTCTCAAAGAACAGGTTGAAGAACTTAAGGCTGAATTGGCAACTGCCAAAGAAGCTGCTAAAGCTTTTGAAACCGAAATGACTAAACAGAAAGAAGAAGAAATTCAATCTAAGATTGAAGCTTTTGAAGCTGTTGTTTCTGAAAAAGACGAAGCTATTACTGAAGCCCAAGCCGCTGTTGAAGCTGCTGAAGCTAAAGTTAGTGAATTAGAAGAAGCAATTGCAAAGAAGGATGAAGAGCTTGCTGAAGCCTTGGCAAAAATTGAAGCTCATGAAGCTGAAGTTAAAACCATGGCCCGTAGAGCAGCTTTAGTTGAAGCTGGTGCTGAAGAAGAAGAAGTCGAGTCTATTCTCGAAGCTTTCGCTGAAGCAACAGACGAAATGTTTGAGCAAGTCGTCGCTCTAAAGAAGAAGGGAAATTTCCCTCCTAAGAAGGAAGACGAAGAGAAAGATGAAGACGCTTTGATGAAGAAAGGCGCTGAAGTTGAAGAAGTAGAAGCTGACGAAGCAGAAGCTGAAGAAACTGATGAAGCCGCTGAAGAAGCTGAAGCTGAAATTCTTGAGGAAGTTGAAGAAGAAGCAGAAGCTGCTTTAGCCGACGCTGGTGATGACGCTGTTGAAGAACTGCGTTCAAGTGCTAGTGAGTGGTTAGAGGGTAACGTTCTTCGTTCCACAGCAAGTATCAATAAGTAATTAATTTTTCAAAGGAGACATTCAAATGGCTTTAAAAGCTGATAGAAATGAACTCGATGTCGATATCTCGTTCTTCATGAACGAAACCGCAGAGAAAGGTCAAATTGTTTCATACAGTACCGCTGGTTCTGGAGCTGCAATGGACCAAGCTGGAGCTTTGGCAACAGTTGCCGCAGCTACTGGCTCCGTTATTCCAATCGGTGTTTTGCTCAATGATGTAGTAGATATTGACCTCACTCGCCAGCATATTAACTGGCACAAAGATGAAGTCCAGAAAGGTGGAAAAGTTTCCATCCTGAAGAAGGGTTATGTTGTAACTGATCAGATTGAAGGCACGCCTACCGCTGGCGCTCTTGCTTTCATGGATGATGCAGATACTGGCAAGTTCGCAGTAGCAGCTAGCATCGACGATACTGAATACACTGCCGTTGGTCGTTTTATGTCTGTTAAAGACGAAGATGGCTACTGCAAGGTTGAAGTTAATCTGCCGATTCCGATTCAGCATACTGTTGCTGGTGCATTACTCAAGTAATCTAACCCTTATATAGGAGACTTTTAATCATGAGTAAAATGACTAAACCTGATGATCATTTTATTGACCTCATTCAGCGCTCTGGTAGCTCTGAAAAAGAGGTAGCTCTCGCTGCACAGCGAGAATTAGCAGTAGCTTTAGAAGCACCTTTGCGTAAGGGTGTTTTGGTCGGCGATGTCCTTGATGGAATCTTTGAAAAGATCCAGATGGCTCCCGGTTCAGCTGCTGAATTTCCACTTGACCTACTTGCTCCCGGAACTGAAGCTGACCATGTCGCTTACACTAATCCCGGACACGGTCGTATCCCAGAACGCGCTGTAGAAGGTGACTATGTAATGGTCCCAACTTACACCGTTGGTTCTTCAATCGACTATCTCTTGCGTTATGCACGAGAAGCTCGTTGGGATGTTGTCGGTCGTGCAATGCAGGTTCTTGAAGCTGGTTTCACTAAGAAGATGAATGACGACGGATGGCACACATTGTTGGCCGCTGGCGTTGATAGAAACGTTTTGGTTTATGACGCAGATGCTTCTGCCGGTCAGTTCACCAAGCGACTCATCTCCTTGCTGAAAACTGTTATGCGCCGAAATGCCGGTGGTAACAGCGGTTCATTGAATCGTGGTTCATTGACTGATCTTTACCTGTCACCAGAAGCTCTGGAAGACATCCGTAACTGGGGTATTGATCAAGTTGACGAAATCACTCGTCGTGAAATTTACCAAGCTGGCGATGATGGCGCTGCTATCACTCGCATCTTTGGTGTAAACCTTCATGACATGGATGAACTTGGCGAAGGTCAAGAATATCAGAACTTCTACACTCATCAGTTGACTGGAAGCCTTGGCCCCAGCTCTGATAAAGAAATTGTAGTAGGTCTTGATTTGTCATCTAATGACAGCTTCATCATGCCAATTAAGCAAGATGTTCAGATCTTTGAAGACGATGCATTGCACCGTCAGCAACGAGCTGGCTTCTACGGTTGGGCAGAAATCGGCTTTGCCGTTCTCGACAACCGTCGTGTCTTGCTCGGTTCTTTCTAAGAATCTTTGGTATAGACCAAGCGTAAAGAGAACCGCCTCTATTTTTAGGGGCGGTTTTTTTGTTTGGTGTATAATAAGATAGAATATTCTTAACTAATTGGAGTAGTAAATGACTAAAAGAACTAAAACACAATTAGCTTCACAAGTCAATGATCTATTACCAGATAATACATCTGCACAAATTAGTCCATCAGATATTAGAAGTGTTTTTACAGACGTAGGTGATTCACTCACTTTTTGGGACGATACAAAACCAGCTAGCGCAACTGAAACTTGTACCAAAGGTGAAATTAAATTTGGCAGCATAACTGTTGACTCAACTACCATACACCATCTTTATGTTTGTGTAGACACTGACACTTGGAAACGTGCAGAATTAATAACTTTCTAGAAAGAGGGAGATATAAAATATGTCCGCATTATCAACATATCTTGAAAACAAATTAGTTGATCATGTTTTACGAAACACAGCTTATACAACTCCGGGAACTACCATTTATGTTGGTTTGATTAAGTTCTACGATTCTCCTGTGGTTGAAGCAGGCACTCTAACTCAAGAAGCTAGTGGTGGAGCGTATGCAAGAATTCAAGTAACCGCATGGGATGCCGCTAGTGATGGAGCAACTCAAAATACTGGTGCAATTACTTTTCCAACAGCTACTGCTGATTGGGGAATGATTTCTGGAGTAATTATTTCAGATGCTTCTACTGCTGGTAACGTTTTGCTTCATGGCTCTCTGACCACAGCTAGAGATGTAAAAGACGGCGACGTTTTCAAATTCAACGCTGGTGATTTAGACGTTACATTTGCCTAATATCGCCCTCTCTATTTAAAGGAGGAATATTGTGGCTTTAGTAATAGCTGATAGAGTAAAAGAAACCACTACCACTACTGGCACTGGCACGATTAATCTTGCTGGTGCTGCTAGTGGATTTCAGTCGTTTGTAAGTGGTGTTGGAACTACAAACACTACTTACTATGCAATAACTGACGCTAATGGCGCTTGGGAAATTGGTATTGGCACTGTGACTGATGCTAGTCCTGACACTCTCTCTAGAACCACCATTCTTGCTAGTAGCACTGGTGCTAAACTTTCCTTGTCTACTGGCACTCATACTGTATTTGGTACATATCCTGCTGATGCCGCTGTGCATTTAGATGCTGGCGTCAACTTGACTTATGGCGGTGTTGTGATAGCCTCTGGCTCTGACGCTGATGGAGCTGTGCAATCTACTACCGCTTTAACCAATGGTCAATTACTTATTGGGCGAACTGGTAATACTCCATCTACTGCAACCTTAACTGGTGGCACTGGTGTAGATGTTACAAATGCTTCTGGCAGTATAACTGTATATCTAGATTTAAGTGAACTTACTACTTCAACATCTGATGCTGATGGCGATTACTTTGTCGTAGTTGATACTGACGATAATTCAAAAAAGTTAACCAAAGCGAACATTGACCTTAATGGCTTTGGCGGGAACTTAGATGTTGATAGGGGTGGAACGGGAGCTACTAGCCTTACAGATGGTGGTGTGCTGCTTGGTAGTGGCACTAGTGCTATTACTGCTATGGCTGTTTTGGCAGACGGTGAAATAATCATAGGCGATGGAACTACAGACCCTGTTGCCTTAGCTGCTTTTAGTGCTTCAGATGGAAGTTTGAAAGTAGAGTATGGTGGAACTGGAGCTGCAACCTTAACAGATGGTGGTATTCTTGTAGGCGCTGGCACTAGCGCTATAACTGCATTAGATGTATTAACTAATGGTCAGTTGTTAATTGGTGATGGTTCAGGCGCACCAGCTGCTGGTACTCTAACCGCTGGTGAAGGTATTGATATTACTAACGGCGCTGGTTCTATAGAGATTCTTGGGGAAGATGCAACCACGAGCAATAAGGGTATTGCTTCTTTTCACACTGATAACTTCTCTGTTTCCAGTGGTGCAGTTACTATCAAAGACGGCGGTGTTGATCTAGCTGCCGAAGTCACTGGCGTTCTTCCTGTTGCCAATGGTGGTTCGGGAGGATTGGCTAGCGGTAATTTATTAATAGGTGATGGTTCTGGAGCTGCTACTGCGGCTGAATTGACTGCTGGTGAAGGAATAGATGTTACTTCTGCTTCTGGTTCAATAACAATCGACTGCGAAGTTGCTACTACATCCAATTTGGGTGTCGCTAGCTTCGATACAAATCACTTCACTGTAAGCAGCGGTGCAGTAACTATCAAAGCCGCTAGTATAGATTTAACAGCAGACGTAACTGGTGTACTCCCGACTGCTAATGGTGGAGTGGGCGCTCTATCGAATGGTCAGTTACTAATTGGTAGTGGTGGTACTGGAGCAGCTGGCACTTTAACTGCTGGTGAGGGTATAGATGTCACTAATGCAGCTGGCTCTATTACTATCGACGGAGAAGACGCAACCACAAGTAACAAAGGTATTGCTTCATTCTCTAGCGATAACTTCGCTGTGTCTAGCGGAGCAGTAACTATTAAAGATGCTGGTGTTGACCTGACTGCTGAAGTTACAGGCGTGCTTCCTACTGCTAATGGTGGAGTAGGTGCTTTATCGAATGGCCAGTTGCTGATTGGTAGTGGCGGTACTGGAACAGCTGCTACCTTAACGGCTGGTGAAGGTATAGATATTACCACTGGAGCTGGCTCCATTGAAATCCTTGGAGAAAATGCATCTACTTCCAACAAAGGTATTGCTTCTTTTAACTCTGATCAATTTTCAGTTTCTTCAGGAGCTGTTAGTCTAGTTACTGGATCATCTGCTGGTAATGTAATCGTTTGCGGAGATGGACAAACTTTATCTGAAAATGATTACATAAAAGTAGATAGTGGAGGCGGTGCGGTAGGTAGGTCTTACGGCGATACAAAAACAGATCTGAGTCTTAATAATGTTGAAAATACAGCTTTATCTACATGGGCTGGAAGTAGCAATCTAACGACTGTAGGAGTAATTGGTTCCGGTAGCTGGAATGGAGACCCAATTGATTCGTCTTATATTTCTACTAGTTTTGCAAATAGTAAACAAGACACTTTGACATTTGGTCATAGCAGTGGCAATGCCCTAAAAACTGAAGAGGCAATTGCCGAAAATAAAGTTTTAGTGGGCGGTGCTAGTAACGTTAAAGCCAGAAGCTATTCTGAGCTAAAAGGCGATATGAGCATGGGTAATGTAGAGAACATTGCGGTTTCTACATACGCTGGAAGCACTAACATGACCACTATGGGTACTATCACTACGGGTACTTGGAGTGCTACTACTATAGCAACTAATAAAGGCGGTACTGGTCAAACTAGCTATGCTAGTGGTGAAATACTAATTGGTGGAAGTAGCGGTTTAGCAAAAACCACAATCACGGCAGGAGAAGGCATAGACGTTACCAATGGTGACGGAACTATCGAAATATCTGGAGAAGATGCCACTTCTTCTAATAAAGGGATAGCTTCATTCTCAACCGATAATTTTTCTGTTAGTAGCGGTGCTGTAACAATTAAAGCTGGCGGTGTTGATCTAACCGCAGAAGTAACTGGAACTCTTCCGTTAGGCAATGGCGGAACTGGAGCAACATCTCTTGATGACATTACATCAGCAAACAACTTACTAACTGTAGGAGCTGGTGCTGACACAATCATTGGTGGAGATGTAACTCTAACAGTCAACGAAGGTAACTTTGATCTTGATAATATTGGTGGCAGTTTAGGCTTAACAGATCAAGTTACTGGAACTCTTCCAATAGCTAATGGAGGAACTGGAGCGACAGCTCTTGATGATATCACATCAGCAAATAATTTATTAACTGTAGGAGCTGGAGCTGATACGATTATTGGTGGAGACGTAACCTTAACAGTTAATGAAGCCAATATTGACCACGATGCTCTAACCAATTTTGTAGCAAATGAGCATGTAGACCATAGTTCGGTATCAATAACTACTGGAGATGGTTTGACTGGCGGTGGAGATATAACATCTACTAGAACTCTTTCTGTTGATTTAAAATCTAATGGTGGACTAGTTATAGAGTCTGAAAAAGTAGCTGTTGATCTTGCGGCTTCTTCTATAACTGGAACTCTAGCCGTAGGTGATGGCGGTACAGGAGCTACAACTTTAAACAATCTAATTACTCTTGGCACTCACACGACAGGCAACTATGTAGCTACTGTAGCCGATGCTGGAGAAGGCACTATTACTGTTTCAGGTAGCGGTTCAGAAACTGCTGCTGTGACTTTGGATATAGCTGATGATTCTATTAATAGTCAGCACTATGTAGACGGGTCTATTGATACGGCGCATATCGCTGACGACCAAGTGACTCTTGCTAAAATGGCCGGTCTTGCTAGAGGCAGTATTATTTACGGAAACGCTAGTGGGGATCCTGCTGCTTTGTCAATTGGTAGCGATAATTATGTGTTGACTTCTGATGGTACTGACATTGCATGGGAGGCGGCAGCTTCTGGAGGAATGTCGCAGTTCATTCTTGAGGATGATGTGGCGATGAAGTATCTATCTCGAATAACGAGGAAGTTAAATTCATTGGCGCTGGTATTACCACTAACTGGACAGATACCAGTGATGGTTCTGACGGCGACCCGTTTGATATGACGTTTACAATTGATGCAGCACAGACGCTAATCACTTCTATTTTTGCTACTGACCTTAAACTTGGTGAAGATAACGAAACTAAGATAGATTTTGAAGATGCTAATCAAATCAATTTTTATACAGACAATACCAAGCGCATGACTCTTGAATCGAGTGGAGCCTTAACACTCACTAAAGCTGTTTATCATCCTTTAGCAAACGCTGAGGAAGAACCTGAAAATGATGCAACTTTAGACTTCGACTTAAGAAAAGCTAATTACTTTGATGTAGAGTTAAACGCAAACATAACAGACATAGATTTTAAGTATGGTGCTATTGGTCAAAGATTTATGATAAGGTTTGAACAAGATGCTAGCACAGGCCCATATACTATTGCTTGGAATGCGGTCACTATGGATTTCGATGGTGGTGGAAGTGCAGTAGCTGTTACGATCAGTTGGCCCGGAGGAACTGCGCCAACAATGACTGCTACAGATGATAAAGCTGATACTTATGGTTTTGTTGTTAGGGCTGAAGGGCATATGGACGGCTTTGTGATTGGTCAAAACATGCCTGTAAACGATAACTAATATGAAACCTAAAAAGTGTGCGTTAATAAGCACTCCTAGAGCAGGCACACACTATTTAAGAATGACATTGGACAATCATCCGAAAATAGGATGGGCAGGAGAGTTTTTTAGACCAGATAGTAAATACAGAAATTCACCACTGTATAAAGAACACTTTGAGATAAAAGACTATATATACGATAACACCATTACTCCTTTTGTGGGTAATTTTTGTTATGTTGGTTTTGTTTGGCATTTGACTCTTAATAGCGACTTGCCATTTTCAAAAATTGACAAGTTCATTTTGCTTGAAAGAAAGTACAAACTTGCTCAATTTGTTTCATTGAAAATAGCTACCGAAACAAAAGTTTGGAGAGACAAAGAAACAAAAGAAAAAGTCGAAGTCTTGCCCAAAAATTTGTTTGATTTTATAGATAGACAAACAAAATTATACGAAGACTTTAAAAGTCTTAACCTAGACTACAAAAAGGTTTA